AGGTCCGACCCAGCACCGAAGATGGCCTTGGAGCTGTCCGCAAAGGTGATGTCGTCGCCCGTGCCAACCGCGATGTCCGTGCCGCCGGTCGTGTTGCCGTTAGCCAGAATCTCAGCGAGCGTATCCACCGTGCCGACTTGGCTATCAACGTAGGCCTTAATGGATTGCTGCGTAGCCAACGCCGTGGCGCTGTCAGAAGACATGTCGTCTTCGTCGAGGATGTTGGTGACCGTCGTTGCACCGGTGCCCTTCAGGTTATTGAAGGAAAGTTGGGTGACGTACAGGTCCGTATTTACGTCCGTAACGGTAGCCGAGGCGCCTGCGCCGTCAAACTTCAGGAGAACATCTTTGCCATTCGGGATTTCAAAATCGTTCGAGGCGTTGTAGGTGCCTTGGAAGACGATGACCGAGCGCCCGCCAGACAGGCTGTTGCGCATGTGGACGATCTTTTCGGCGTCGTTGGGGTCGAGCTGAACATACGCCGTAGCCCCAAGGTCGCCGCCGTCGTTGAAGTCGATGAACTTGTTTCGACCGTCAGAAGCCGCACCGTTGGTGATCGCCAGGGTGTTAGGCGACCCAGAGGTTCCGGCGCTCGCAAGCGTAACCGCAACAGCCCCGTTAACCGCTTGGTCAATCAGGTCAAAGTTGGTGTTGGTCGTCGTACCCCAAGTACCGGACTGTTCACCGGTTCCGATCTTCTCGATGCCAAGGTTGACGGTATAGGTGCTGGCCATTTCTCAATCCTCTAAGCCGCGATTTCTGTCCAATTAGGCGTCTGCGCCGCCGTTTCTTCCGTCCAAGACGGACTCTGACTCGGTGTTTCCTCCGCCCAACCGGGCGTTTGACTAGCGGCGTCCTCTGCCCAAATCGGACTTTGTGACGGTATTACCTGACTATAAGACGGATTTTGGTCTGGGACAATTTTACCCCAAACCAGAACAGTGCCTACCCCACCCGTAGCAGCGAGGCCCGTAACATCTACATCAGCACCAGCACTGGCGGTGACGCTGCCAACCGCACTAATCGCCTCTAGGCCTGTAACCTCAATGGTTTGCCCCAGGCGAACTGTGACGCCGCCTTCTGTTTCGTTGACAATGTCTGTAGAACCATTGGCGCCATCAAAATGCAGTAACGCGGTAGTATTGCCGTCTACTGCGTAATCTTCGGTCGGCTCTGTGAAGGATGTGCCTTCATAACGGGCTGTAGATGAAAGTCGTACCTCATCAATATATCCGTTGAAATCACCAAAGGGATTTTTACCAATAGCAAAAACGCCAGCATCTGGGCGGTTTCCAGTAGAACTTGATGCCTCTAACGCCCCGTTTATGTAAAGCCTGTGGACATTCCCTTCTCTTTCAACAGAGATCATAGTCCAGACATTTGCAGAAATTCTGGTACTAGATAAGAAGAGTGTCGTTGACCCGCCGACAACGCCTTGAACCTGATTCCCGATCAAATACACATCGAGTCGAGAGCTTGTGCCTGACTGCCACAAGCCTTTGTAGCCTGTAACACTCGTCGGACGAATCCACATATCTACTGTGAAATCGCCAGAACTTAGGTCAATGTTTTCGTCAGAGGTTACAAAGTCGTCCGTGCCATCAAGCAGCAGCGAAGATGGGCCAAACTTAGCTTGAGCAGTGGAAAGCTGCGCGTTTCCATCCGCCGTAAATGCCGAGCCGCCCCTTGGTGTTAGGGCCTCTGCGGAAACGCCAGTTACACTGACGTTTGCGGCCCCTGCCGTAGTGACAGTGCCGACTGCGCCAGTAGCTTCCAAGCCCGTAACCGGAGCATTCGTTTCCGTATCAACGGTGACAGTGCCAACAGCACCCGTGGCTTCGACACCGGTAACCGTGACATTGGCTTCACCAACAACAGTGGCAGAGCCGACCTCACCCGTGGCCTCAAGGCCTGTGACATTGATGTTGGCGTCAGCAGTAACCGTAACGCCGCCCACGGAACCGGTAGCTTCCAGACCCGTGACCGGAACATTCGCTTCTGCATCAACAGTGACGGTGCCTACAGCACCAGTGGCCTCAAGGCCTGTGGGAAAAACGTTAGCTTCCGCAACAACTGTTACAGAGCCAACAGCGCCCGTTGCCGCGACGCCATCGACGTTAACGACAAGAATTGGGGAGCCCCAGGAGCCTTCACTCCATCCGGCGCGACCCCAGCCCTCATATAACGTCGAGGACGCCATGAGAGGGCTTAGGCGATGCGGATGATGGCGTTAGATGCGTCAGCCGTCGGGAACACCACGGTGAAATCACCCGCCGTGGACGTCTTGTCTGCGCCAAAGTCCAGCACTACTACCGCCGGGTTGGTCAGAGCAATGGACGTCGTGTTCGGGGTGCTGTTATAGATCAGCGCTCCCCGGGCAGTGATAGACGCCGTGGTCCACGTTTCATCCGCAAAATCGGTGAAAGCCGTGGTCCCGCTGGTCGTGGGATCAACATTGGTCAGCGCTTGGCCGCCCGCCGTGTAGCCCGTACCGCTCGTCTCGTTCGTAGCCGAATAGGCCGTCGTAGACGCATCCAGAGTAGCCGCGGAGGTGTACAGCGCCATGTACATCGTGTCCGCGCCATTGGCGAAATCGTGCGCCCCAAACAAGAGTTCTTTCTTGAAGGACGTACACATATAGTTGCCGGTGAAGGCCATGTCACAGTCTCCTTATGAGTTCGGCCAAATCTTTTTGGCCGGCGTCAATCAACGCATTGTATACGGTCGTCCGGTCGCTGCGGATGGCTTGCCGCATATAGTATTCTAATACCTTAACCATCCGACGGCGAAAAGCTTTTGCCTGATCCCGAATTACCGGATTTGCGTCGTCAGAAATTGAAATGATCTTCTCGGCGCACAACTCGGCCACTTCTTCTGGCGTAAAACCACGGTTATCCGTGGTCCTAACTTCCACCTGAAACTCCGGGTTGAGCTGTATCGGGTCTATCTTCATTGTTTCGGCCTGATAACCATACCAGTGCGGTACTCATCCGTAACTTCCTTCGCTTCCCCGAGCTGCTTGAGCGAGCCAAGCGCCTGGGTGAAGTTCTGGAAGTACATCTGCATCATGTCCTGTTCGCCCTTCATGAAGGTATAAGCCTCCACCAAAGAGCCGTAGAGCATAGCCACGGACGCATTCTCGCTGAGCCAAGTCGTACCAGAATCGGCGCCCGCGGTGAGGCTGGCCGGACGGTAGTAATAGTGCAGCTCAGAGGTATAGGAGCTGTCTGGGGTTGGCCCCAGGATGAAATTGTCAATGTCAAAAACGGCGTAGTACCGCGGAGCCCCGGTAGTGGTCGAATCGGGGTTAAAGGTCTGGACGTAATCGACGTCCTTGAAATCGACGAAAGTCTTGTTGCCGTCTCCATCCGTGAAGGACAAGGAGAACGGCGCCAGAAAGTCTGAAGGCACGGCCAGATATTGGTTGGAGGCCGTCATGGACCCGCTCACGTTCTTGCGGAACAGACTGAGCTGGACGTTCTTCAGAATCCGCTCTTCCGTATTCTTGATGAATATGGGCAGATTGTTGACGAACGTCGTCTCGTCGTTCTCGGCGTAATCCTGAATCGCCTGCTTTAACTCGCCGTAGGTAAAGCTCATGTCGTCGTCACCGTTACGCTACCGACCTTGGCATAAACCACCGTGGGCCGCGGCGCGGGCTGCTCCACCGTGGGGACGCACACATAAACGTCCAGGGGCTCTACGCGGTCAGGCCGCGCGTTGCGCAGAGCTTCCGCATCAATCACCTTGCGAAACGGTCCGAGCTGCGGATGCTTCGGCTCCCACTCGTCCTTACCGACAAGCAGGCCGTTCCACTCTTTGCGCATATCCTTATAACGATAGCGCTGACCAGAGCGGTCAGAGATCGCGTAGGCGTATTTACCTGACGCAAACTTAGCCATCAGACCGACCTAAAATACTGGTACTGAGGAACGACGTTGAAAGACGCGCGGTCCCGGTCTTCTTGCATGGCGCGCTCAAACTCTTCCTCGTACACCGCCTTCAGGAGCTGAATGCGGTTCGGAGCGCGCTTCATGGCAATGTAGTACGCCAGCCCGGCTGCGAGACAAGGATAAAAGCGGAAAGGCATGTCCACCGTGTTGGTGTACGTGTCCGCATCGTCCATGCGCGTCAGGCAGTCATAGATCACGACATCCGTGCTGTTCTCGGCCACGGGCCAAAGCTTCAGCACCGGAGTGTTTTGGCGATCCAAGAAGAATTGGTTCGGACGGCTCTGCGTCGTCTTGTTCGGGATGCTCAGGTACTCATCCCGGGACAGGCGTTCCAGGG